AATTACGGATAGCTGAGAAGAAAATATTGGTAATATCATCCAACACAGGCTGTAATTTGTCTGCGTGTTCCTGTAAAGACGTACCAACTTTCAATCTTAGCCAGTTTTTCTGCGCTGGCACAAGACTAGATTGTAATTTAGACACAAATTTATTTAAAGCATCCAGCGGAACAGAATCATAAACAACATCTTGACCGTCATTATTCTGGCCATCTGTAGATTGTCCTTTAAAATTCTTAGAACGCTGTGGCATAAATTGTTCATAGGCAGAAGAATACAAGTTTTCCCAGTTCTGCCGATAAGCAACGCTTTGTTCAAACCGTTTAATAATATCTTCTGCTTTCATTTTATCTCCTAGCCTAAGGTGTCTTTACCACTTCCAATTAAAGAAGCTAATCCACTAACTTTTTGTCCTCTAGAAGCAAGGCTAGCCATTTTAGCCTTGCGTCTTTCTTCTGTATCTAATTCTTCTTGCAAAACAGCACGTCTTTCTTCTGCAGCAGCAGCTTTAGCAGCAGCTTTCTGTAATTCTTCTTGTCTTTCTTCCTTTGTATTATCAAGTGCTTCTTTCCCAGTTAATACTAAAGAAGCTCCGCCAGTAAATGGAGCAGCAACTAAACCTGCCAATCCTTTTGGTGTTGATACAGATTTAACTACACTTTTTACAATTTTTCCAAATCCCATAATATCCTCCTAACCTAAAGAACCAATCTCAGAAGTTTCTACAAGAGATTTAATACCTCTACGTTGTTTATGTCTAAATTTCTCTGTTTGTTCTTGTGCAATTTCTTCTGCTTCAGCTTGAGCAGCCTTTTGTTCTTTGTCCATCTCTGCTTGCTGTGCAGCAGCCGCAGCTTCTGCCTTCTTAGCAGCCTGCTGGCCAGTTATTTGTCTTGTGTATCCACCCATTTTTGCGCACCTTTCTTCAATAGATACTTATATAATTGCCACGGAGTTTGTGCTTTAGTTCTCAGGCTCCCTACTGTTTTGCAGAAGTTCACACAAGTTGGTGCCCAATACCAAATTCCAAACTTCTTTGGGGTTGGTTTATTACCTTCCATTATCAGTATAGAACAATTATTTAACTTTGTAAAGCAAAAAAAATCATTCTCTAATAAAAGGTTAGGAAAGAATCCCTGAAAGCTATCTTCTAGCACTACAAACACATCTCCCCAGCGAATCGCTACAAATGCGTGTCTAAATCCTTTTTTGAGCCACTTAAGCCAGCTTCTTTTCCCATCACAAAAACAATAATAGTATTTCATTAGAACACCTTCCAATTGTTTTTCATCATATATGTTTTGAGTGGCTTGCTATTTTGACCACGGACTATCTTATATTCGCCACCGCCCATCATCATATATTGTAAAGCATCGTGTGGGTGAGAGTATTGGTTCTTATCTGGTTCCATTGCCAGCTTGGATTCTCCAGAATAAGACACTATTTTATATTTATAACCACCATTAAATCCTTTACGGAGTACATTGCAGGACTTATCAAGATTAAATGCTGGCTTTCCATCTACTAAACGCTTCAAAGGTTCACGCACACTCTCCAAACGAGGTACTATATTATTAGTAGGCGCTGGCCTTGCCAATAATCCTTCGGACCTTAAGATTTGGAAAGACGTATCAGCATCACTATCTTTTCTAAATGCACCAGATGGGTCACCAAATATATAGACATCATTCTTAGGACAAAACTCTAATATGGTTGCTTTTAATAATTTAGCAAATTGCCTCACTGACATATCATCTGTAATCAACTCTTTAAGTACATTCCACGATAATCTCTTATCTCTTTGTCCAAATACAGCACACGGTGTTAAACCAAAGTCTAATCCAATATAAACTGGTAAATATGGATTCAAGTCAAGATGTTCTTTTACGTGCAAGTTATCATTCCACTCGTGAACATAGACTGGTTGCCCATCTTGAATAAACCCATAATGTCCGTGGACATATACATTTATCCACTCTTTATCTTTACCAGATGCGATTCGTTCATAATAACCACGTGGCAAGTTCTCAATGTTTTCGGCATCAGGAGACAACCCACTTGGTTGTTGCCAAAACTCCCAGCGCATATTCTCAGGGAACTGGTCCTTAGGTACAAGTACTCCAAACTCATTCCTTGTCCACTCATCTTCTTCTGCACACTTATACCACCAATGGGAATCATCAGGAGGGTTGGTATCCATAATAACACCGTACCAACTCGGAAACTTTTCAGCAGGCACATCATCTGGTTTATCCTTTTTACTTGGATAACGGCCCACACGCATTGTTCCAGCATCCACAATTTCCTTTAAAATCTCTCTTGCTTCGTTATACCAGATGCCAGTACATTCCAAAGACAATAACTTTTTAACATCTTCTGGCCTATCTAAGGCCAAAAAGATAACTTCTAGCTCCACATCATTAAACTTTATCTGGTGATTGATAGGAGGTTTTAAATTCATCTTGCCAAATACGTGTTCTGGAAACCAAGCCAACCAAGTTTTAATGGTCGTTGTTTCCAATTGAGGCGTTGTATTACGAACAATAAGCCATCTTGACCGTCTAATTCCATCTTTACAGGGAGTTGCTGTAATAGCTTTATTAAATATTTCCATACAGCACATCACCGACTTACCAGAACCGACTGGCCCCATTACTCCACGGACAAATGCTTTGCTTGCGTGGAATAATTTTCCAATCTTAGAGGCATTATAATCTAAAGAGTATCCACTATTTGGTGTTGCCATCATCTACCTCATAATGTCTTTGGTAAAAATCACCATCTACTAATTTATATTTAACACCATCTTGTTCCCAAACCTCTGGTAATTTCAATCTTCTAGGAACTTTTAATAGATATGGAGGTATCCAATTCATTGCTTTATACATTGTTAATCTAGCATCTCTAGTATCTATATACCAATGAGGATTATTTATTTCACTCAGCCTTACCATCTATAATTACCCCCTTATCAGTATCTTTCAAATTCAAATTGATAACGACATTCGGTGTTTGCTTATTCTCTTTACCAAACAAACCAGCTGCTCTTAGATAGTCACCACTGAATCTGGACAATGCGTTGGCAAACTTAGCTTTGGTTTCAGCATCGGACGTATCATAGTCCCTTTCAATTTTTTCCATTAAATTCAAATGCTTAGCCGCTGCTTGCTCTTGAGTAAGACGCAATGCTTTGAACCTAGCATCATAAATTGCTTTACATTCAACTTTAATTTGTTCAACTTTAAGAAATCTCTCAGCAGCTTGTTCAGGGTCTTTATAGCCAAGTTCCTTACAAGCACGCACAGGATTCAAGTCCTTAGCGAACTCTTCTAAGAATTTTAGTTCTTTAGGGTTAAAGAGATAGAAATCGCCGACAAAATCCACACCATTTTCAACGGTACTGCCTATTTCATAGACAACTTGGACTTCATTCTTTAGATTTTCTACCACGTCCTTTTGTTTTTTTACCATTTAGTTCTTCCTTTGGTTGTTCTGTTTCCAGAGCCGCAGGCGCGACCTCAGTATTTTCTTCCTCAACGGTTGTTTCTTCAGGAATTTCTTCCTTTTTTTCTTCTTTTACAGGTTCTTTTTCCTTGACTTTTTCTTCTTTTTGTGGTTCAGGCTTATAATTACCGACAGCATCACGGAACATATCCTCAACGGACTTACCATCTTCGTTTTTCAAGCCCTTATAAACAAAAATTCTCCCACTATGTACTTCTTTAATAGAAATAAACTCACCAGTTTCTTTCAGCCAGTCAACATAAAAATCCAAACCTAACAGATTAATGCGTTTAAACATACGTGTAACCATTATTATTTCTCCTTTAATTTGTCTTGACAGGGTAAGAAGAATATGCTACCCTGTCATTACCAACAACAAAATTATTATAATGCTATAAAAGGAGAATGTCAAATGAAAAAAGACAAGCATAAAAATTCATACGCTAATACATCTGTGTCTGGTTACTCAGACGAATACAAGAAAGTATATTTCTCTTGGTACAGGAAACTCAGCAAGAAAGAAAAGCGTTCTATTTCAGAGGTTAATAAAATAGTTAAAAAATAGTCTTGACTTGCAACGGATAATCCACTAGACTTTTACTTAGGTTAGGTTCCTCATATTCCGATAGGTGCCATCCTGCTGGGGTAAGGCCAAATACCTTATAGTAACTCAGAGAAATTGTGTCCGCGAGGGCATAAGCCTATCATAGAACCTACCACAGGATGGATAGCGACACCAACCAATGGTGCTTATGCTCATCAAAAAGGAAAGTAGAGCATAAGGACAACAACCGCCATTGTGCAATCTCTGTCCCAGAGGCTTGCGTAGTATCATATACAAGGTAAGTGGTAAGACAGTTTGGGGCTACTAGCCATAGTCCATAGCACAAGAGATTCGGGATACCAGGGTATTACAGGATGACCGCATACCCGTTGTTAGAATAAACTAACAATAACCCGCTTTCCTCTATCTCTCTCTACTTTATTAGGGAGAAATCTATCCAAAATCATTCCAACCTATTGACATTTATTCTCATCTGCTATACAATGTTCAGGAAAGGCGCCGTCACGAACAGCATTTTCTAGAAGTACTAGATAACGCTAATGAAGGGGGCGCATTTCGGGGGGTAGGTTGAACAAAAAACCGCCCTTAAATAATAAAAAAAGACTATAAAAATGCTTTTGATTCTTTAATGTATAGGAAAAAGAAAAAGACAAGACAAACAGATACAAAAAAAGAAAATAAAAACTTTCTAACGAATAAACAAAGCAAAAGAACAGAAAAAGGAAAAAGGAAAGCCGAAACAATGGGAAACAATAAGCAATCACATCACCCGCAAAACTTTCTTGTTGTTTTGAGTGATAACAAAAGCGCAAGAATTAGGGCGCTTGTTAATGCTTCCAGTGGCTTTGACGCTTTACGGCTTGCAGTGATTAGGGCGCGCCGTTCTTTTGGTGATAGATATAATATATCGCGCGCGCGAATTGCGGGGGTATTTCCAGCAGGTAAAAAACGAATCGGAAAACGAATCGGATGCAATATGGACTTTGACCAATAACGGCGGGACTTACAGCCATTTTCAAAAAATGTGTTTTTTCAAAAGTGGAAAAAATGGGCTTTTTTGAGTGATAAAAAGTTAAAAATTTATTAAACAGGGCAAAAAAAGTTTGTTTCAGTGGTCAATTATATTATTATAAAATAATAATATAAAATTTTTTTCATTTTGGGGATTGACATATTTACTTTTTTCGGGTATAATGAGAGCCAGCAAGACGGGAAAAACCCGCTTGCAAAAAGAAAGTTAAAAAAACAATATAACGAAAGGAAACAAAATGACAATACACACAACAAGAAAAGAACTTGCGCGGAATTATGGCACAAACGGGCTTGCGGTTGGCTACTGCGACGCATACGCGCTTTTGAAATATACAAACAAAATTGCTTGCACAAGTGGTATCTATGGGTGGAATTTTGACGCATACGACATTGACGGCGTTTTAATCTGCACGGGCTACCGCGGTATGATTGGAAAACAACCCAAACACTTGGCAAAGTATGAAAAGAAAGCGCGCGCGATTGTTGATAATTGGGACTTGAAATGGGAACAAAAAGAGAAGAAGGTCGCAAAACTTTTGCGCGCTTGGATTAAAAAAGAATATGAAAAACAATAAATGAAAGGGGCAGAAAATGAAAAACATTTTAACAATTTGCGCTTGCGTTGGATTGCTTTGTCTTTTACCGTATGCCTGCAAAGAGGGCGCACGCCGTCAAGCCGTTGTGAATTGCTATAAAGCGCAAGAAATTTGCACAAAATACTGGGACGCACACGAAGGCAATTGCGCAGAGTGCAGAGCAATGGCAAAATGTGAAAGTGAAGGACTTTTAGACGAATAAAGCCGAAACAGGGGCAGAAATGCCCTTGTCCGCGCGGAGTGGTAGCCCACGCGCCGATGATGGCAGACCAAAAGAAACGAAAAGAAAGGAAAACAAAATGTTAAATGTTAAAATTGACGAAATGGCGGCGCTTGATTTATTGATGGGGCGCGTTAGAGTGTGGACAGACGACCAAAAAACGCTTGAACTTTTTCAAAAAATGTATGAAAGCTACATTGACGGGGGTTGTTTTGATGGTTGCGAATTTGACCCGATGGTAATCGTGGACAATGATTGGGTGAATTATTGCACGGTGATTGATGAAACGGACGAAAATTGGGACAAATCAAAAAACTTTTTAAAGAAAACGGTTGCGGTGATGTGTCTTGCGAGGATGTCGGCTACTCTTTCATTGAGTCC